GGCCGTGCTGTGCGCGCAAGTGCGGCAGTTCACGTGCTCGGTGGTCTTGGTCTCGTGGCAGAACTCGTGCGCGTCGCAGAATTTGCACTGGTACCAGGACGGGTCCGTGCTGATCGGCTCCGGCATGCGGTCGGCCAGCGCAATGCGCCTACCTCGCTCGATGTACCTCTCGGCCACATCTTGCTCGTATCGCACGCGCTCGGTGTAAATGCGGTCGTCGTCCTTGCAGACGGCCAGGTACAAGGCGCGGTCGATCTTGGTGCCGTGCATGTAAAGCTGCATCTGGACCCAGTGCTCTGGCTTGGACTTCTCGACACCGTTCTTCTCCAAGTCGGCGAACGACTTGGCGCTGTGGGTCTTGAACTCGGCGATGTGGCGCTTCTTGGGCGCTTCAGGCACGCCAAACTCGATGATGGCGTCGATGCTGCCAGACACATGCGCACCGAAGTCCACGCGCGTCTGCTGCCGGCCAGAGCCACGCACATCGAGGCCGATGGCGCGCAGGTCCGACACAATGGTGGCCTCCTCGTTTTGGCCACGCCGGAACAGGCGCAGGATGCGGCCAGGAAACTTGGGCTGGACGGCCCAGCGAAACGACAGCCACAACCACCTGTCACATGGGTGACCCAACTGGCTGCAGCCCATGTGAGGCCTGGGCGGCTCGGCCAGGCTCTCGTGGTGCTTGTCGATCAAGGCCTGGATGCTATGATTTGGCTCGGGTATCTTCATGGTGCCCGGTCTCCTTCTGAGTGGTTGCCATTGAGGTTGCCCCAGTCCTCTCACGAGGCTGGGGCTTTTCTCTGCTTACTTCTTGGCCCAGGGCGGTGCGGCCTTGGCAGGTGCAGACGCTGCCGGAGCTGCTGCAGGCGCAGCAGCCTGGAAGGCCGGCGCAGCGCCACCGTTGATGGCGCGGTAGGCCTTGACCTCGTTGCTGGCGTCGTAGGTCTTTCCGGTCTTCTCGTCCGTGCGCTTGTCGCGGATCGCCAGCTTGATGTTGACGTTGCCACCGATGAGCTGGTCGGTGTCGTTGACCTTGGCCAGGCCGATGGCGCGCATGATGTCGCCAAGCTGCTGGCGGCCGATCTCTTCGGCCTTGGCGCTCGCGTTCTTGATGTTGAGGTTCGAGAAGATCACCCGGCCCTGGTGGCTCGGCCCAGTGATGTCCAGGCGCAGCTTGATGTACTGGCCGGTGCCATCGTTGGTGGGCTTCAGCTCAGCCTGGGTGATGGTCGCGTTGTAGAACCCTTCAGGCAGCGGCTCAAAGCTGCCGCCAGTGCCTTGTGGGAGGTCGTTCGAGTCAAAGGTTTGTCCGAGAAAAGCCATGATTTACTCCTTGGTGGTGATGGGTTCAATGGTGAAAGAAGGGCGGCCAGGCTTGGCCGTGATTGCTGCTGCCAGCGGCTTGGTGATAGCCTCGTCGGTGGACTTCCAGATGGCCATGTTGATCTCCGGCTTCCACCGGAACAGCGTCGAGAGGTGATTGGTCAGGCCGTGCTCGGCAGCCAACTCCTGCACCTTGTCGGCATCCACCTTGCGGTCGATGCGGCCGACGATCTTGACCTTGAAGCCTTCCAGTGCCAGGGTCTCGGTGCCTTCGGTGTCGTCCCGGATGTTGGCGATCTTCCTGATCTGGTCCTCGATCTTGCGACGGTCGGCAGTGGCAATGGCCTCGCTCTCCTTCGCAAACAGCCACATCTTGGCCAGCTCTTCAGCGTCGGTCACGCTCTCAATCAGCTTGCCGGTGTTCATCATTTCCTTGACGTTCATGCCTTGCCTCCGATCTTTGCAAACACTGCGCTCAGGTCAGGCGCTTCCCAAGCCTCCAGCTTGCCGCTGCGGTCCTTGGCCAGCCATAGACCGTCGCTGTCGCACATCAGGGCCCGCTGCGTGACGCCTTCGCCATCCTTCTCGACCCGCAGCGCCAGCACCTCGTCAAAGAAGTAGGGCAGCGCCTGGCCGGTCTTGTTGCCAGGCATCGATGGCGCGTACAGCACCCGTCCCATCTCGTCTTGCGTCTTCTCCAGCTTGGCGCTCATGTAGACGTGGCGGCCGGGCAGGTCGCGGAAGGCCCGGATGATGTCGGCCATCTGCTCCTGCATCGCACCGTAGGCCTGGCGTGGGTCTTTGGTCGCCTTCTTCTCGGCGTTGAGCACCACCTCGGCAATCTCGCTGATCGAGTCCAGGGCCACCGACTGGTAAGCCTTGGCCTCGTCTGCGCTGGTCAGCCAGGTGTAAGCCTCCTTGAGCGTGTCCATGTCGCTGATCTCGATGTAGGGCAGGTCCGCGTCCTGGATGGACAGCAGGCCACCTTCGGCCGAGAGGACGATGGGGTTGGGCAGCGTCTTGACCAGGCTGGTTTTGCCAGCGCCAGCCTGCCCGTAGACGAGCACCTTCACACCGTTGGCAGCCAGGCTGCCGGTCGTTTTTACGTTGATTGCCATCAGGCATCTCCTTCAGGGTTGCTGCGCCTTCGGCCAATTCCTTTCGCGCAGTGGTTGCACTGTGCCACAAAAGAATGTAGCATGTCAACACCTAACCAAAGTTTTTTTATAGAGGCACAAAACATGATGACGCTGGAACAGATTCGCAATGCCTTGTCCGACAGGATGCCGGCCAAGGTTGCAGAGGCCACAGGCCTGCACTACAACACCATCCGAGAGGTGCGGGATAACCCGGACGCCAACCCGACGTACAAGGTGCTGCTGGCGTTGTCCACCTACTTGGAAAGCCGCAACAATGACAACCAAGGCTGAAGCGGCACTCATCTACGCATCCTGGGGCTGGCATGTCTTGCCAGTCGTGCCCAATGGCAAGGTTCCTGCCACCCAGCATGGGGTGAAGGACGCCACCACAGACCCTGAGCAGATTGCCAGGTGGTGGGCACAGAATCCAGACTTCAACATCGGCATCGCAGCAGGCGAGCGATCCGGCATCGTGGTCTTCGACGTTGACCCTAGAAATGGTGGCGACGCATCCTGGTCCATGTGGCTGCAAACCAATGGCAAGACGCCAGACGGTGCCATGCAGATGACCGCTGGCGGTGGCGAGCACCACATCGGCGTCTACCACCCGGAGATCAGGTCTTGCAAGTTGTGCGAGGGTGTGGACCTGCTGGCCGATGGTCGGTACTTTGTGGCCTTCCCATCCACCATCGAAGGGCGCAGCTATGTGTGGGAGGCCTCGTCCGACCCATTCGATGGCGTGGCACCGTTCAGCATCCCTGACACCTGGATGCAGGCCTACAGAGCCATGCGCAAGCCAGAAAACAAGCAGGTATCCAACACAGGCGGCGGCCTGATCCAAGGCAGTCGCAACAATGGCCTGACGGCTCTGGGCGGCGCAATGCGTCGCTACGGCATGACAGAGGCCGAGATCATGGCTGCGCTGTCCATTGCCAACGAGACCCGCTGCGAGATACCGCTGCCGTCCTCCGAGCTGTCCCAGATCGTCAAGTCGGTCTGTAGGTATGAGCCTGATTCGGACGTGGCAGCGTCCACCAGCCTTGGCAGCGACGCGGCCGAAGCAATTCTGAACGCCACCAGGGCGGAGGTGCAGGAGTACTATTTCACCAGGGCGACGTCTTACCTCGGCCAACCGGCCCCGCTTCGGTGGATCATCAAGGGCTGGATTCCAGACAGCGGCGTCAGCATGGTCTACGGCGAGTCAGGCTCAGGCAAGACCTTCATCACCCTGGACATGGCCTGCCACATCGCTGCTGGCCTGCAATGGCACGGGCACAAGACAAAAGCTGGTTTGGTGGTGTACATGGCTGGTGAAGGAAACTACGGCATTCGGCAGCGCGTGACCGCTTGGTGCAAAGCGCATGGCGTCCAAAGTCTGGACAACCTTCTCATCTCAAACAAGGCGATCGACATCGACAGCCCAGCAGCGGCAGCCCAGATCATCAATGCAGTGCGTGAGATCACACCGGATGATGCAGTCGTCATCTACATCGACACGGTCAACAACCACATGTCTGGAGATGAAAACAGCGCCAAAGACACGCGCAACATGCTCAACGCCTGCAACATCGTTGCGCGAGCACTGAGCGCCAGCGTGTGCCTCAATCACCACACAGGGCACGCAGCCGAGTCCAAGCAGCGCGCGCGTGGTTCAAGCGCATGGAAGGCCTCGCTGGACGCATCGATTTTGGTGACAAAGAACGACGACAGTATTGAGATTTCTTGCACCAAGATGAAGGACGCCGAGCCTCCGAAGTCGTTTTTTGGCAAGCTCCAGGCCGTGCCGCTGGGGTGGATTGACGAGGACGGCGAGGAAATCAATGGCGCAGTGTTTG